GCGGCTGTCATACATAGCTTGGACATGGCGCATGATGCCGATGCGGATGGCTGCCGGCACTGCGTCCGATCCGTCCCCGTACCCTGCCACATAAATGATCTCGCAGGCATTGCGGTCTCGCATTGCAGAAGGCCAGCTTGCTGTGTTCTTCAATACCAACCGGCTGCCCGAGCTATCGAGGTAGTAATTGTCCGATGAGTAAGTCGCGGAGGTTCCAGCGTCGTTATAGGTCACCACAGAGGTGATGGACTGCACGTCTTTGTATGGCAGATCGATGGTGTTCGGAAGCCCACCGCTCAAAATGGTCACGGGTAAATCATAATACCCCTCACCCAAGAAGTCATTTGCCTGGCTGCTGAGCTGATCGAGGGTATATTTCAATGTTTGGGTGATGATAGCGCGGCGCAAGTATTTCTCTGCGGCTTCGCGTGCGGCCTGGATGAATGTCTCGATAAGCTCGTCATCATCCGCTGTGTCGATCTTGGCGTAGTTCTTCGCCTCTTCGACCGTGACGGGTTCGAGTTCCGGGGGAACGGTTACCGTGATGCTGGTGTTTGGTCTTTGCATTTGGTTTCTTCCGGCCGGATGATTTTGAGTTCGCGTTGCAATGCGGGCAGGACAGGACGCTCAGGCTTCGGGTCTAGTTCGACCGTCAGCACCAAGTTTCCTATCCTGAGCCGCTTTTGCATTAGTCGTCACCTAACATGGCAACCAGCAACGAGATGGTGCCGGTAACGCTGATGGTGGAGTTGGCGTCGATCGTTGCAGCCGTACCCGACCAGTTTAGGTACAGGTCCGTTGGCGTGCCCGTGCCATTGATTGCGGCAGCAGTCGCACCACCCATAACAGTGCCAGCACCAGTTCCGCCCGAAAGCGTAATCGTGCCCGTTGCTGGTGCAAAGTCGACTTCGGTACCCGTAAGAGCACCGTCACCTGCGTTTGCAGCTACCGAGCCCAAGCCCATGACGAACGCAGCATCACCAGCAGCGCCGGTAAGAGCGGCACCTTCTGCGAATGCCGTGTAGTCCTGACGCGAACTGATAGGTTGGATAGCGCCTTGAACGAAATCGAAGATCTTCAGGGAACCCGAAGAACCCGAACCCGCTGCGTCAGTCACGGTGATGGACACTGCACTGAGCGTGAAGTCCATGCGATACAGGAACCCTACACGTGTTACTGAAAGCGAGAGACCAGTAGCGGGGTTGATCGCACCCAGCAAAGTTGCCAGGTTGGTGGTTTCGAGTTGATTCAGCTCCGCGGCGGTAGCTGTCACCTCGGTACCGCCAACGATGAAGGATTGGCTACCGTCATCATTTTGGCGGAAATAGGTCGTATTTTGAGCTTCAGCCATTCTGGCCTCCTTCAATAAAGGGCGACCCCACTCAGGAGCCGCCCTTATGGTTCACAGGATTACGTTGCGGACTGGGTTACAGGTGCCAGATTCGCATTGCCAAGGATGCACAATGCACCAATCGGCAAAGCACCTGAGTTGTTACCCGTCGGCGTGATGGTCAGACGCGTATAACGCTTGTTACCTTTGTAACCAAGCTTACGCACTTCTCCATCGTCACCAAAGGTGAAGCCTGCTTCAGCTTCGGTACCGAGCAGGTCAGCATCTGCTACTGCTGCGAAGTCTGAGCCGGACGAATCCGATTCCTCAAGCAGTACTGCACCGACCACATCAGCATCGGTCATCGCACCGAGGTTGATAAGGTACTCGGCAGAGTCATAGCCTTGGTGATCGATAACGGCACCGACTAAGGCCGTATCGGAGTTGGTTTGGGTCTGGGAAGCAATCACTTGCTTGACCAGGATATTGTTGTGAAGATCTCGCATGTTTTTCTCCTTTGAATGCGAATGAATAGGGAAACTGGCTGGCCACTACGACCAGCCAGTCGGCTGCTAAGGCCTACGAGGTTGCAAGTTTCAGCAACTTGATGGCCTCGAAGTTCGTTACGTCACCACCGACGCGTTTGGTGGTGTAGAACTTGATGAACGGCTTCGCGGTGTACGGATCGCGCAGGGTGCGGATACCGATACGATCCACGATTTTGTAGCCCGCCTTGAAGTCACCCACGGCAACCGAGAGGCTCGATGCGCCGATGGCCTCCATGTCATTCGCGTAATAGAGCGGACGGCCAAGGAGCATGTCGGGTGCGCCTGCGGTCAGAGCAGGTTGCCACAGGTACTGACCATCCGAACCCTTCATTTGGCGGACGTTCTTTACCGTTGCGCGCTGCATCAGCCAGCTCGAGTTCTTCGCGTACTGATCCTTGAGTGCGTAGAACAGAGCGATCAGGTCATCTGCACCGAAGTCTGCCGATGTGCCCGAGGCTACTTGTTCAATCTGACCCCAAGAGGTTCCAGCCGCATAGGTCAAGAAGCCGCGGGGCTTGCCTGTACCAGTGCCCGATACGAAAGCAGTTGCTTCAAGACGCGAGAAGTATTCCGCAATCTTGTCAGCAAGCCACGCTTCTACGTTGACGTTAGCGTCATCGAGGAGTTTCTGCGTAACGCGGGGCTCTGCATACATCTCGTGAGCGACGATGTTGCGTTTACCGATTTCAGGAGTATCGGTCTCGCTACGCGTCGTGGTTTCGCCGGTCCAGCTTGCCGACACTTCATCCACATCGTCGATGAGGTCGAGTGAGTCTGAACTGATGGTCTCGATCGATGCGAGTTGGCGCATCGGGGTCGATTCGAAGACCTTTTTGTTGATCTGCGCCGACATTTGGGGGGTTACGAGGTAACCACCGTCCTTGTCGGTACCAACGGAGAGCGATTTGCCTTCCAGCTTCTCGAGGGCAGAGGTGTCGCCCTTACGAGCGTAGGACAGGAACGCGCCTTTATATTCAGCATTTTCCCGCTCTTCGCTCTTGGCTTCTGCACCGGCACCAGGACGGGATACGGCAGTCTGGAGACCTTCCAGCTTCTGCTTGGTCTCGTCCATGAAGTCGCTCATTTTCTTGAGCTGGTCTGCATGGAGCGGGTCGGCATTGCCTTTCTTCTCGATTTCGGCAAGGCGTTCGTCGTTCTTCTGCTTGAAGTCTTCCCATGCCTTACCAAGACCCTCTACAGCGGCCTTGATTTCCTCGGCATTACCGGGGGCTTTGTTTTTGTCCGCAGGATCAGCTTCCTTGAACTCCATGCGGCCAAAGTTTACGTGTTTGTGATCTTTCATGATTCCCTCTTAAGGATGTTGGTTGAATGTTTGATGGCCTCGACGAGGCCCCCTAACCCGGCATCAGAACCAGCCTCCCGCTGGCATTCCCACGCCTTAAAACCGCGCAATGCGATGGTCGTCGCATCTTCGCGGCCATACCCTGCCTCCCGCAGGAGCATTTCGAATTCGCGCAAGGTCTTGGGCGTCTCGCCCTTCACATTGGTGATGCGCGCTTGTTCATTGGCCGGGAAGGTCACAAAGGACACTTCGAAGAGGTCGGCCTTGCGGATGATACGCAGATCATCCTCATATTCTGCATCCGTGACACGGTACCCAATCGACAGTGAATCGATGGCGCCCATCTTCACGAGCTCATACATGTCATTACCATGCGTCGTGTTGGCCAGCGTCCCTTTGACGTACAGGCCCTTGGCATCTTCGCGTACTTCATCCCAAGTACCGATGACACAGTACATGTCGTGCTGCTTCAGCATCTTGGGGTGAATCGCGCCGAGGGATTCCTTGAACGCACCGACCATGATGATGTCATTCACGCGGTCCTTGTTACCAAAGACGGCACCATAGCCTTCCACGACGCGGTCTCCCTTCGCGGCCTTGATATCGAACTTGGTGTCCAGATGCAGAAGGCTGTTGGTTTTCATAGGTTCTCCTATTCGGCTTCTTCGGTGAGCAAGGCACACCGGCAATTGATGACGTTCTCAGGACTGCCTGCGGGGTCACCTGGGCGGTCGAGATATTCCCCATCCACCTCGAATTTCTCATCGAGCGGGATGGCCTCGGAATTATTCATGTCCCTATGAGCTGGGCGGGTGCGGTTATCGTTTGTCGGCAGCCAGCGTTTGACCAGCTTTATGCCGACTTCCTCTTCTGCTTGCCTCGCATCCTCGATCGCACCGTAGGTAGCAGCCGCATGGGTCTCGGTGCGGGCAACGGTAGCGGCGCGGAAGGGCGTGATGGTACTTACCTTGCGGACTCCGCGAGCAATCTCTGCTGTGCCTAATCCGGCCGCTAAACCGTTTTCGATAGCTGTTCTCACGTC